GAAGCGTATCGGCAGGAGGTGCTGGAGGAGCCGTCCGTGCGGCTGGTGAAAGGCAAGAAGAAATGAAATGCAGCTGCGGTGGGAAGACGCGTGTGTTGGATCGCCGGGGTATTTACCGGCGCAGGGAGTGCCTCGCGTGCGGCATTCGTTTTTCTACGAAGGAGTCTATGGTGAACCGGCAATCGGTCCGCAAAAAGGCCAAGCCGATCGAAGAAAAGCGCCGCGCATACAAAAAGCATGAGGCACCCACCATGCCACCCAACACACGGGCGCAGGTAACATTGAACGTCAGCGCACGTCGAAAACTAGAGGAGCTGCGAGACATGCGAGGCATGAAAGGTGATGGGTACGACTATGAGTATTAACCTGCTAACGCTGGACTTCGAGACGTACTACAGCAAGGAGTTCAGTCTGTCCAAGATCACAACGGAGTCGTACATCCGGGACGATCAGTTCGAGGTAATCGGCGTAGCTGTGAAGGTCAATGACGAGGATACACAGTGGTTCAGCGGCAGCTTCGAGGAGACCAAGGCGTGGCTGCAGCAGTTCGACTGGGCTAACTCAATGCTGCTGGCACACAACTGTGCCTTCGATGCGGCGATCCTGAGTTGGCGGTTCGACATACACCCCAAGATTCTGGCCGATACCATGTCGATGGGTAACGCTGTAGGCGATGGGTCAGGGTCAGTGTCGCTGAAGGCGCTGTCCGAGCGGTATGAGTTGGGTGAGAAGGGCGACGAGGTCATCAACGCGATCGGCAAGCGGCGAGCGGACTTCACCCCGGAAGAACTATCACGCTACGGGAACTACTGCATCAACGACGTAAACCTGTGCTACCTGCTGTTTCAGATCATGCTGGCCAAGGGTTTCCCCAAGGCGGAGCTGAAGTTGATCGACATGACGCTGCGGATGTTCACGGAGCCGGTCTTCGAGCTTGATCTGGAGACGCTGGAGATTCATCTTGAGAGCGTCCTGCACAAGAAAGAGAAGCTCATGCAGGCGCTGGGTCAGGGTGTAGAGCTAACTGCGATCATGTCGAACCCACAGTTTGCCGAACTGTTGAAGGCCCGGGGTATCGAGCCGCCCATGAAGATTAGCCCCACCACGGGTATGAAGACCTACGCGTTCGCCAAGACAGATGAGGCGTTTCGTGCGTTGTTGGAACACGAGGACGTGTATGTGCAGGCGCTGGTCGCGGCACGGTTGGGCACCAAATCTACCCTCGAAGAGACCCGCACCCAGCGGCTGATCGACATCGCCAAGCGGGGTAAGCTGCCGGTACCCATCAAGTACTGCGGTGCCCGGACGAAGCGGTGGTCGGGCGAGGGCGGGGGCATCAACATGCAGAACCTGCCACGGTCTTCACCCATCAAGCAGGCCATCAAGGCACCGGAGGGGCACTCCATCGTCGGGGTTGACCTGTCCAACATCGAGCTGCGGGTCGGCCTGTGGTTCGGCGGTATGAGGGGTAAGCTTGACCAGCTGCGCAACGGCCTTGACCTGTATAAAGACTTCGCCTCGTTGGTGTTCGGAGTCCCCTACGCAGACGTGGATAAAGACCAGCGGTTCATCGGCAAAACCTCGCAGTTGAGTCTGATCTATGGTGTCGGTGCGGACAAGCTACGGCAGGCCATCAAGACCGGCTCCCGCAAGGACATCGGGGAGGATCAGGCCAAGCGGATCGTAGCCCTGTACCGCAGCCAGTATGCCGGGGTAGTCAGTGCGTGGGACCAAGGTGAGAAGGTGCTGCAGGCCATATGCCGCGACCAATATATGGAGTTCGGGCCGATCAAAGTCCACGGCAGGGAGGGGTTGCTCCTGCCCAGCGGGTTGTATATGCAGTATCCCTTGTTGCAGCGCACACGTGATGGGTGGTCGTACAAGGTCCGCAACGGCTGGGAGCATATCTACGGAGCCAAGGTGTTTCAGGGATCGATTCAGGCGCTGGCCCGGTGCGTGATTGGCGATGGGATGCTGCGCACCCAAAAAACGATACCCGACCTGCCGATCGCGCTGACAATCCATGATGCTGACTACATGGTAGTGCCAGATTTGTTGGCAGAGGTTACAATGGAGCAGATGATTGCCGACCTTTGCGTGCCCCCGTCGTGGGCACCTGACCTGCCGCTGGCTGCGGAGGGAGCGTTTGGCAAGACCTTGTTCGATTGTTGAATATAACCGAGGGGCCTTCTGTGTCTGTCAAATGGTCATACAGCAGTCTTTCCCTGTTCCAACAATGCCCGAAGAAGTACTACCACCTGCGGGTGGAGAAGAGCATCAAGGAGCCGCAGTCCGAGCAGATGCGGTATGGCCTCGACCTGCACAAAGCTGCGGAAGAATACATCCGTGACGGCTTCGCACTGCCCGAGGGGTTTGCGTTTATGCGGGAGACGCTGGACCAGCTGAAGGCGCTACCCGGCGAGAAGTATTGTGAGTACAAGCTGGGTCTGACCCGCGACTTGGAGCCGTGCGAGTTCTTCGATGACAACGTGTGGTGGCGTGGCATTGCCGACCTGCTGGTCATCAACGGTGACGAGGCGCGGGTGCTGGACTACAAGACCGGCAAAGACAAGTACGCAGACACAAAGCAGTTGGAGATTCTTGCGCTGGCTGTGTTCAAGAAGTTCCCGCAGGTGCAGCGGGTGAAGGCCGGGTTGTTGTTCGTGATCCATACGAACTTCATCAAGACCGCGTACGAACGCACCAAAGAGATGGAGTTGTGGAACAAGTGGCTACCAGAGACCAACAAGCTGGAGACCGCGTATGAAAAAAGTGTGTGGAATGCCAAACAGAACTTCACCTGTAAAAGTTGGTGTCCTGTTATGAGCTGCCCGCACAATGGGAAACGATAGGAGAAAACATGAATCAAGAGGACAGAGAGATGGCGAACGCCGCGCTGGCACTGGACGAAACGATCAACGAGCGTGTTATTCAGGCGTTGACGGTGAACTCGTTTGCGGTTGAATCGATAGTGATGGACATCATCAGGAACCGCTGCCAATACGACTCAACCTTTCAGAGCATCATCGCCAAAATCATCAAGGACCGTATCCGAGAGCTATAGGAGATTACCATGCCCTACAAAAACAAACCCCGCCCGTACGGGAAAGAGTACGCGCAGTATCAAGGCAAGCCCGAGCAGATCAAGAACCGCGCCAAGCGTAACGCCGCCCGCGCTGAGATGGTGAAGAAGGGTCGTGTTCGCAAGGGCGATGGTAAAGATGTAGACCATGCGGTGCCGCTGTCCAAGGGGGGTGCCAACGTCAAGGGCAACCTTCGGGTAAAGTCCGCCAGCGACAACCGCAGCTTCAAACGCAATAGCGACCGGAGCGTCAAGAAGAACACGTAGTGTGTGCGGCCCAGCTGGAGGTGGCTTAAAACACCAGCAACTACAGGTTGTATTCTAGTTGGACACCTCCACAACTGATGTGGTTGACACCTCGGAAAGACGGGGACAGAATATGCAGCACAACAACGAGCAGCGTGCAAACAAGCACTTTGCTCCGCAACGCTTTTGGAGAGGCGATGGAAATAGTAGAAAACAAAGCACTCAAGCTGCGGGTGCGCGACCCCAAGAGGATCACCAACGTCATCCCGAAGAGCGCATTGATCGGGGACAACGAAGTGCTGGTGAAGTGGGGGCTGGAGGAAGCTCAGGTGCTGCGCAATCTGGGCATCAAGAACGTGCCGTCACCCATCAACAAGGACTACCAATGGCCCGGGCTGTATAAGCCGTTCGACCACCAACGCGTAACCGCAGCGTTCATGACCATGCACCGCCGTGCGTTCTGTTTCAACGAGCAGGGCACCGGCAAGACCGCCAGCGTGATTTGGGCGGCGGACTACCTCATCAAGCTGGGCTACGTGCGCAGGGTGTTGGTGCTGTGCCCGCTGTCGATCATGCAGTCGGCGTGGCAGGCGGACTTGTTCCAGTGCGCGATGCACCGTACGGTGGTGGTAGCCCATCATCGGAACGCCAGACGCCGCAGGGAGTTGATACAGCAGGACGCTGAGTTTGTGATCATGAACTACGATGGGCTGGAGATCGTAGCGGATACCGTGATCGAGGATGGTGGGTTCGACCTGATCGTCGTGGATGAAGCCAATGCGCTGAAGAACCCCGGCACCGACCGATGGAAGGCGTTTGCCAAAGTACTGCGCCCCGATAGCTGGGTGTGGCTGCTGACCGGTACCCCTGCGGCACAGTCGCCTGAAGATGCGTATGGGCTGGCCAAGATCGTGAATCCCGGCGGTGTGCCCAAGTTCCGTGGTGCGTTCAAGGACATGGTGATGAACAAGATCACGCAGTTCCGGTGGGTGCCCAAGCCCAACGCTACTGAGACCGTCCACCGCGTACTGCAGCCAGCCATCCGGTTCACCAAGGAGGAGTGCCTTGACCTGCCGGAGATGACGTATGTGACACGGGACGTGCCGATGTCCAAGCAGCAGGAGAAGTACTACCAGCAGATGCGCACCGAGATGTTGATGGTTGCAGCGGGTGAAGAGATCAGTGCGGTTAATGCTGCGGCAAAGTTGACCAAACTACTACAGATTAGTTGCGGTGCAGTATATGCAGACAGTAAAGAGATTGTGGACTTTGACTGCAAAGACCGGATGAAAGTGCTTAAGGAAGTCATTGACGAGTCAAGCCACAAAGTCCTAGTATTTGCACCATACCGCCACAGCATCTACGCGATTGCAGAAGAACTTAAAAAGTCAGGCTACGCGGTTGGTGTAATCGACGGTGGTGTGTCTCCGGGGAAGCGAACCGAGCTATTCAATAAGTTTCAAAACACGCCTGAACCGCGTGTGCTGGTGATTCAACCGCAGGCTGCATCGCATGGTGTGACTCTTCACGCAGCGAACACCGTTGTGTATTGGTCGCCCGTCATGTCAGTCGAAACGTATTTGCAAGCGAACGCAAGGGTCCACAGGTCAGGACAAAAGAACAAGACGACCGTCGTTCATTTGCAAGGTAGTTCCGTGGAGCGAAAGCTCTACAAGATGTTGCAGGGGAAGGTGGATATCCACGAGAAGCTAGTTGGACTTTACAAAGAGGAAATGCAAGATGAGTGAAGAACTTGGAGCGGATAAGCTCGTCAAGGTGTTTATCAAAATCCGTGACGCACGGGAAGCGCTTGCCCGTAAGTATGAAGAAGATGATGGCAACCTCAAGGAGCAGCAGGAAGTAATCAAGCAGGAGCTGTTGGATCGCTGCAAGTCTGTTGGAGCTGACAGCCTGAAGACCACGTTTGGAACTGTCACGCGCACGGTCAAGACGCGTTTTTGGTCTAACGACTGGAGTTCGATGCACGAGTTCTGCAAGGAGCACGACACACTTGATCTGATGGAACGCCGCATCAGTCAGGGCAACATGAAGACGTTTCTGAAGGACAACCCGGATATCAAAATCCCCGGGCTTAATTCGGACAGCTTCTACGATGTAACCGTTCGGCGCAGCAGTAAATAACCAAGGAGAAGCAAGCATGGCATCTGAAATGACTTTGTTTAAAGACGGCGTTCAACTCCCGGCGTACCTCAAGAACCGTGAGATGGATGATGTGACCAAGAGCCTGATGGGTGGCGGATCGCTGGCCAAGCGTATCTCGATCAAGGGCGGTGTGTGGCGGCTGATGTCCGGCGGCAAGGAGATCGCGGTCAACGAAGATCGGGCGATGAACTTCGTCATCGTCAACGCAGCACCGAAAGTCGGGCGCACGTTCTATCAAGGCACGTATGACCCGGATGCGGAGAAGGCTTCGGCACCGGTCTGTTGGTCGGCCAACGGTGATACCCCCGATGCGTCGGTTTCCGAACCGCAGAGCAAGACCTGCGCGAACTGCCCGCAGAACATCAAGGGCTCCGGTCAGGGTGACTCCCGGGCGTGCCGCTTCAGCCAGCGTGTTGCGGTGGTGCTGGAGAACGATCTGGAGGGTGACGTGTTTCAGCTGTCGCTGCCCGCCGCGTCGATCTTCGGCAACGGCGAGAACGGCAAGCTGCCGCTGCAGGCGTATGTGAAGTTCCTCGCGGGCTTCAACGTGCCGATCACTGCGGTCGTTACCGAGGCGCGGTTCGATACCAATGCGGCTACGCCGAAGCTGACGTTCAAAGCCGCTCGTCCGTTGTCCGAGGCCGAGTATGCGCAGTGCCAAGCAGCCGGTCAGACTGCTGCAGCCAAACAGGCCATCGCGTTCACGGTGTCGCAGCAGGATGGCGTGAAGCAGATCGAGAAGCGGGACGAGGAGTTCCGCAGCAACGACAAGCCGGTCACGAAGAAAGCCGCCGAGCCGGAACCCGAGAAGGCCGAAGCCACGGAAGAAGCGCCGACCAAGCGCACGACCAAGGCTCCTGCACCCGAACCGAAAAAGGACGCCAAAGCACTGCTTGCTGAGTGGGACGACTGAAGCTAGGTCGTGTCGGGGGTAGGGACGCCTACCCCCATTTTTTCTTTCGGACGGATCACCCATGCAAACACGAAGTGAATTCCTGCAGGCTGTTCTACCTGCAGAGGGGGTCTATGTAGCGGTTGCCATCGACGGGAAGCGGGTGTCACAGACGTTTCACGATACGGTAACCGATCTCGAGGCGCGGTGCGACACACTGATTAGCGAGGGGCAAAACACATTTTTTGCGGTAGCGAC